GTGATGTTTGCCGCGTTGTCCGAATAGGTGTCATCCCACGCCCTGACCACCACTCCGTTCCCGCCGTAATAGGGATTATCGTTAAATGTTTCCCAGCAGTTCGCCGGCCAGCTCTGAAACTGGCACCAGCTCGTTGTGATCGTGTTCATTACATATTGCTCTTGATATCCAGTATCAACAGGCACATTGATCCATACAGCGTTTCTTTTGGCGTTGTAGTAGACCTGCCACCCGACAGCAGCGTGATCGCCGCCATAGGCCGTTGTGGCCTGCGTAATAGCCCCCTGAATCTTGTTTGACAGCGCCACCCGAGGATCTAGTCGAGAGGATTGCAGGCTTTGTGCCAACGGCATCAGACCGTCATAGGTCAGGATCAGCAGATCGCCGCCCCATTTCAGCATGGCGCGGTTGCCGATTGGGCTGCCCAGCTTCCAGACGCCAGACAGCGCCCAGGTAGCATCGCTGGCCGGATCGGTCCCGCGATAAACAATAACTTCGCCGTTTGACGTGATAAATACCAGGTTGTCGTCCACGCCATAGCCGGCGTCAATGGTCCAAGTGTCCAGATCCACCAGATGCCCGCCGAATTTGGCAATGGCCGACAGATCGAGCACTTGCGCGGCGCCACCGACTGCGCTCGTCGGCAAATACCACGCCTTGAGCGTGTCTTTCTGGATAAACCACAAGCGGTTTTTAAACAGCGTCACATTCGATAGCGTTGTCGTTGTCACGCCGGTAATGGCCGGCGTCGAAGCGGCATCAACAGCGGTCCAGTTGGTGCCATCGTACAACCGCGGTTTGTCCACGCCGTTCACGGCATACAAATAGCTGCCGCCGGTTGTGGTGACGTTGATATATTCCCAAATGGCGTTTGTCAGGCCGGTAACAGTTGTTGCCGATGCCACCCCTGCGGTGCTCACGTCGTAAAACTTCAGATCCGGCGTCGCTACGGCAGCAAACATCTTGCTGGTCGTGCCGCCGTTGTAGACCATGATCGACTGCACTTGCCCGGTCATGCCAGTTGCCCAGGTTGTCGACCCGCCACGCAACACGCAATTGCTGACGGTTGGGAAAAAGTTAATCAGTTGGACCGCATCCAGCGGTTCCATGTTGGCGATGGAGTCTCGGGCATTCCAGCCACCCACCGGCGCCGGAATTGACGCCACGCGGGCAGCAGTATGTTGGACCAGCGCGTTAGTTCGGGCCATAGCCAGAGTCCGGTATGTTGTCGTAACCAATCAACACAGTGCCTGGGCGCGGTGCAAAGCTCAGATTAGCAGACGACATATCGAGAGCCATTGAAACCTCAAGCTCCTCGATATAGTTTCGATACATTGCGGTGGTATCAAAACCTTTGGCCTCAAAGTATTTGAGTTTTGTTGAGAGCACCATCAGACGATCGGGATAGATCGTGGTATCAGTGTCGACTGTAAAGCTGGTCTTGACAGTGCCGGTTGCTGATTCTGCCCAACCGTTGCTGCGATACTCAAGCCCAAGGCTTTCTGAGGTAGACGTGCCAGGCCAAATCTGGAAATACTTGCCCAGCAAGCGCCAGCGAATCCGCGGTCCGGTGCTGATATAGCCTGAGAGCAACCATTCCCATTGCTGGGCGTCCTCAGGTCCGAGCATCTCCCAATGCTTGGATTTATCCCACATCGTGCGCGGCACGAGTGCTTCGTAGTCACTGGGAAGGTCGTAACGGATCTTCTGGAAATAAGCAGTGTCAGCAGTGCCAGCTGCGGCAAAGTCTTGATTGACCGTAACCTGCGTTCCGCTATCAACCGACACGATATAGGTGTTTTGATTAATGCCAGTACCCTGCACTTGGTAAGTAGTATCTAGCCCTGTGGTGCTGGGAATCCCAGTAATTGTGCGTGCCGCGGTCGTCCAGGTGCCGGTCGTGGTCAGATATTCAGTATAAAAACCATACTGTTTTGTCATCGCACGCCAGTTGTGCCGGCGCAGCAGCTCGTAGCCGGTCGCGTTCATCAGCGCCAGAATCTGCGTCACATCTTGATTCGTGTTGCCAGCGACATACGTCGGCGTCGAAACGCCGAGTTCGTTTGTGACCTGCTGCACCAGTTGCAACATCGTGCTCGACATAATTCAACCTTTCTATTCAGCCTCTTTTCGCGGTCGCCCAGGCTTGCGGGTTTCCATCAGCATCGCCATTTGTTCCTGCAATTGTTTGAGCTGGGCGCGAGTTTCTTCCAGCTCGGTGTCGCTTTGCGATTTGTTCTTGTTCGTCAGATACAGCCGCGCTTTCTCGCGCAGTCCTGACGCACCCATGCCTACACGTTGCAGTTGCGCGTCGGTGGCGGTCGCAAGCTGCTCAACAGTCTGGAATTTTAAGATTTGCAGCTCGGCCATCTGGTGAGAATTAAATTCTTCAGACTCATCTGCGTGCCATTGTGACAGCGGCGTGCCGATCACTGAGGCGTCTGTATTCTGCATTTTCCAATACAAATACTGGCGAGGAAAACGCTCTTTGTGATCCTCCCGAACAGGCTGGTCAACGACATTAGTTTTGTCACCCGGCACAATGATCCGCACAAACTCTTTCGGATTTGCCTTAAATTCGCCGTCCTCGTTTAAATAAAACTCAACGTGAAGGTGCGAATCCGCGTTGTAAATGTCGCTGTCTAAAGCCATTTGATTTCTCCTGTGGGGATTAAGTTCGTGCGCCTGTAAGGCTGTACCATTTTGTTGCTGATACCGCAAAAAATATACTGCTGAAATTACTGGCAATTGAAGCCGAAGTTGTTTGGTTGATTGTTGTTGCAGTTTCGTACGGATAAACTTTAATTGTATTGGCGCCTGAATTGGCAATGTAAATCGTTGCGCCCATTTGTGTAGGCGGCAACAAAACGCCAGTGTTAGCCGCTGCCGTATCAACCGAGTTATAAATCTTATTCAGTTGCAACGCATCAGCGCGGGTGGAACCAGTTGCAGTCAAACCATCCACGCCGTCGCCACAGATGGCAACGGTCATTAATGATGACGCACCGGCCCCAAGAACCCGCGAGGGTATTGTCATGCCGTTAGAACCGATGCCCAAGTTGTTGCGCTGGTGGCAAACAGGATAACGGTTTTTGCTGTTGCAACAGACAAAGTTGAAGCACCAGCATTGATCGTTGATCCTGATTTTGGATAAACAGTTACCGTTTGGCCGGAATCATTACGGATGCCGATCATAGCGCCCGCTTCGGTCGGCGGCAGAATAACGCCGGTGCTGGCCGAGCTGGTAGTGATCGTGTTCCAAACTGCCGACAGTTGCAGCGCGTCAGCAATCGTGCTGCCAACCGCAACCAAGCCAGTGGCGCCATCGCCGCAGATGCTGGTCGTTGAAAGCGGGGAATTGCCTGAAGCCAAAACGCGTGAAGGAATAGCCATTTTTAAATCTCCTTTTTTACATAAAAGACTGCATTAATTTCATTTTGATCTGACCAAAGAATGCGGTATTCCTTAAACTTGTCTGACCACCAAGCATAGGGAAAGACAGACAAATGAAGGTGCTGGCCGATCAACGCACCCATGTTGTCGTGCACAAGGCTTATCTGGAAAAACGCCGATTCGACGCAATCCATGATATTTTTGATAACGGTGTTGACGTTCTCGGGCGCAATGTGTTCCATCACGTCGGTGCAATAACCCACATCACCGGTGGCGGCGATGGGCTTTGTTAGATCGGCGATGAGCAGGGGAAACGTCACATTCGAGTCCAGGCAATTGTTGCTGAAGTCGACCATCTGCATTGTGGCGCCGGTCAATTCGTGTATTTTCCAACTTCCGCGACCTGTTCCGCAACCAAAATCTACCACTTTCTGCTCTTTTGTGATATTGGCGACTTTTACAAAGGTTTCGGCGATTAGTTCGCCAGGTGCGGTGTCACGGTAAGCCGGAATTGACCACATTTTGCGGTATTTCTCATCCTCGCTCATTGGAACAGCATTACGACGCATATCGGCCACAACCTCTTTAATCAGCCCGTCACCGTCAACTGTAATTACGCACCCCAGATTTATCAGATTATTGCAAACTTGCGGGAACAGCTCGGCCTGCCGCGCCATTGTCAACGAGCTGGTGAATACTTTGCCGTTTACCGTCACCTTGCAAAGCACGTCGTTGTCGTTCATTTTCTGTTTGTAAGCATGCCCCATCGCATTGCGGTGCGAGCAGTCATAGCCAAACAGATGCAGCTTGCGGTAACCCATTGTGTAAGCCAGGCACATGGTCGACAGGCCAACCGTTGTGCCGCCACCGACCATTGCAAACTCGCCATCATAGTCAGGCAAATGCGCGTCCAAACCATCAACCGCCGGGTGCCAAGTTGTGATGTTTTCAACAGCATCAAACAGCGCAGGATGGCACTGGCTGGAAATTAAATACTCATCAGCTTTGCCGATCAGATCAATATTGCCGGGGCGTGCGTCAAGAATGACCTGGTATTCCGGCACGATATTGTTTTTGTTTAAAAACTTGGCGGCGCCATTAAGAGCAAATATCTTTTGCCCCAGCGCGTGCCGTTTGCGGATCATGTCGAGCTGGTCAGCAACAGACGGTCCACCGCCAACAATGACAGCATGGCCATCGTGAGCAGGAACCTCGGCGATCCAGCGATCGCATGATCGAGAATTCAGTTTAACGTTGGCGAATAATTCGTCATCGTTAGTGTTACAAATGATTTCTATATCCATAAGATTGCAGGCCAGATTGTCGTCTGGCCTGCTCTCCTTTCTTTAGGTAATACGGCCTTGCAGATGCGGGCGGTTCATCACCACGTTCACTGTGGTGGTTGCAGAAGCAACCGTCGCAGCGTTCGCGGTGCGTGCACCGAGGATTTCTTTACCCGAACCAGTGGCGCCCACTTTGCCGGTCGATTTCACGCCAACCGCAACGGTTGCCGCAAAGTTCGACGAAGTGGATTTAGCGCAAACCGCAGTGCCTTCAATCTGATACCAGCCAAAAGTGCCGGCCAGATTAGCAGACATTGCCACCGCAACCGGGCGAGCCTGGTTGCTAGTAGTGGCGCACAGAGTCGTCTGATACGTGGTGCCGTCATACGTCACCAGCGAACCAACCGCAGTGGAAGCAACACCCACCAACAGGATAAATTCGCCGGCGCCATAGGTCGGATCGAAAGCGCGTTCGACCTGACCCAACGTATTAGGCGGGGTTGGGATAACGGCAGCGCTACTAGTTGAGACACCGCTCGGGCTAGTGACACCCGTGTCGATGACCGCAATCTGAAGCAAGCCGGCTTTGTTGTCGTCAAAAGTATAAGCCATGTCAATATCTCCTTAAGCAACCAACACGCCGCTAAACTGCGGACCGCTAGCGCACATGTTGCCCGCCCAGCCAATCAGTTTAACAATCGCGTCTTGGTTTACGGCTTGCCGTTCGCCGCCAATCGGCACAAAGTTCCTGTCTACGTGTGGCCTGAAAAAAATGTACTTCGTATTGAGGAACCACATGTGGTTTGCAGTTGCTGCCGAACCGATACCGCCGTCAAGCACAACGTCGGAAGCCATGCCAGCGCCGTAGTATTTCAGCGAAGCAAAGCCCGCACCGGCCATCGAGGAACCCGAATCAGAAATGCGCTGAATCGACTGCAACGATTGCAGATACAAACGGTAATAGTTGTTATCAGCAACGATCAAATCCGGCTTGTCGGTTCCGCGAATCAGCTGCACAGCGACCGAATCCATGTATTGCTGGATGTTCGATGCTGAAGTAGCAGATCCGCCGTTTGTTACACCAGAGTAAGCCACTGAGCGCCAGAACGCGAACGTAGCTCGGTTGATGCCGCCATACGTGCCAGTGCTCGGACTATCCGGCACAGCAGCTGCCAGCCCGGTAATGTTCTTACCAGAGTTTCCCGTACCATCAAGATAAATATCGCCACCGATACGGTTAGCCAGCTGCGCTTCGGCCACGTTCATACGACCGTCAAGCAGGTCGATGATCGCTTCTTTGCCGCTGTTCTGAATCATCTCCAAACCGCTGATCGAAACCGCAGCAGCATATTGCGTAATGCCGTATTGCGCCGCACTGATCGGGCTGTTTTGTGAAACGTTCAACACTTCATAACCCGAATAAGAATTCGTGTTATTGGTCGTGCTGTCGTTATACATAACTTCTTGGAGTATGACATTCCCCCCACTGAAGGTCTTAACATTCCCGCGTTCTTTGAGGCGGCGCAAAAGCGCATTGTTATTTGTCCTAGCGTTACGTTTCGGCTCTTTATCCGAAACCTGCACATTCCTTTTATGTGCAGAGCAGACTATCTCATCGCAAGTTTTTCGCTCGCTTGGTGGCGCTAATTTTTGCGCCATGCCCTTTTGGCTTTCCAAGCTGCGCCAATCTACGTTTCAAATTGCTTTCCGCGCTCGGCCGGTAACCATTCGCTACCCTTGCCGCGGCTGCTTTTGCTGGGGCATCTGGCGGCGGTCTAAATGAAATTTCATTTTCATTCAACAACAGACCTTGTGCGCCGTATTGCCGCATCCAAGCTATTTCGCGTTCGCGCTTCTCAATCACTGAAACCGTGTCCGGCATTGTTTCAAGAACCTTCATCTGAAACAGTCCGGCGTGATCGTTCCACGCGTTTTGCAACCTTCTAGAAGTATGCTTGCCGGCTTTTAACAGGCTTCGGTGCTCTCGCATCCTTTTGCCTGGTTTGCCTGCTGTGCAACCAACATAAGCTGCGCCAGTGCTTGCATCTTCCAATCCGTAAATCGTTACCATTTGGGATTCCCCTCTGTGGTTAATACTTGCGCTCCGCGCTCGTGGGGTTTTGCTTCCGCATCGCCCTAGTCGTTACACCTTCAGCGCCCTTTTAACTGCGCCGCTTGGCTCGGTGTTGGCATCTCAGCTTTTCACCGAATTCACGGAGTTTTTTAACGTCTAATGTTAAACGTTGTCGGCCAGCTCACCGCTACGACTTTGAATGTTGGTCGCAATGATGTCGCTGATCGAGCTATTGGCAAAAGCCATAATAAAGCTCCTTAGAAAATTATCAGAGTCG